TGATACACCCAACAGACGTTCTTCTGCTGTGTTGGTGGTCCACTGTTTACGCAAGTAAGGGAATTTGATGTAGGTAGATTGGATAGTGCCAAGGATTGTGGCTAGACGCACCTTCTCTGCCAACGTATCTAATGTATCTGTTGCACGAACAACACACTCCGTTAAATTACAGAACTGGCTTGGGCGTAAAATTATCTCGCTGCACGGATTAGTTCCGAACTCATAATCTGCATCACGACGACCATTCAGTGCTGCCTGCTTCTTAGATGCTTCACGGTTAAAGATACCACGTTCACCTGAACCTGATTCAACCAATGCCATCCACTCTTTCATAAAGGACAAGTTGTCAGGCTTTTCAGTGTAGCTTACGGAGTTATTAGCCAATGCACGTTGTGGATTGTTCTCCCACCATGCACCAGACTTAGCTGAACGCATACGGTCATCTGACAAATTACTCAATGAAATCATAGCACTACGGCGTACACCGCCTACGACGACTACCTCACCAATCTTACACATGATGTCGTGACACTCTACAGAGTTAAGCTTACGACCCACAGACTTCTTGAAGGTAGCGATAGTGAAGTTAAATAGGTCTACCAAAGGCGCTGGGCCAGAGGCACGACCACCGAACGTCTTAAGAGGTGCACCAGCAGGTCGTACCTTAGATACATCCCACGTAGGAATTTCACCACTATACAGGAGTGCAATAAGTTGACGCAGAGATTTAGCCCAACCTTCCTTACTATCCTTGACAACGATATTAGTCTCGCTCTCGAAGAGTTGGGGGACTTCGGGGAGCTTACTGATGGACTGACGTTCAACACTGAAGCCGACACCTGTGCCACAGAGCAGGATAAACATAGCCTCATCGAAGGACTTAAGGTCATCTACGGCTAAGTAGGAACAATTGTACATACACGTATTGTCCCTCTCGGCTGCTGGACCGCTTGTCATGAGTGATCGCATACTGGGCATAACTTCTAGCCCAAGAATTGCTTCCTCAAGCTGACGTTTAGTAGCAGGGTCAACCATGTCACGGATAGTGTTTACAGAGAAACGTGTCACCGTATCTTCCCACGACTCACGGCCTGTGTCTTCATAGTACTTAGCGTAGCGTGACTTGTGGATGAACGCTTGGTAGTCTGTTGGTAGGTGGTTGCTTATCATTTCATAGCCTTATCAAATAGGTTCATAACGTAATCGTATGCAGTGTTCTCTACACTCATGGTAAATCAGTTAAGTCTGGGGCTTTGTAGTTTGGACCCTTCAGTACTTTACCATCTTCACGGAAGATAGGTTTGCCATCCTCCCCTAGCTTAGACATGTTGCTTAGATGCACACGCATGAAAGCTTCATCTAGCGCTTCACCACCATAGTAATTCAAAGCGTACCTAATAGTTTCGTCTGACTCAATCATTAGATGTTCCCACTCATCTAACTCATCAGTGCTTACCAAGGTAAGTAATGCGTCTGGTGATACAAGATCAAACCCTTCAATCACATATTGTAGATCTGCTATTTCTTTAAGGTGAGCTACCGTGCCAACCTCTTCTGCTTGTGCTTCTGCTAGTTCCTCTTTAACTAACTTAATCCAAAGCCGAGCATCCAGTGAACCTCGGAATGTTTTAATGAACTGCTCTAAGCACTCCGATCTAATTTTATCTGTCATGGCCTCTCCTTAACAAGTACGTTGGTTATTTCAATATCGTCTACATCGTAGAACACATCTGTTATTAAGTCTTTCACATCTTCTTCATGTGAGTCCTCGAAGGATGATAGTACATTGTTATTGCTGTCTACCTTAACAACAGCAGTAACACTGAATGCTTTATCTGTCATCCTTTCTCTCCTACATATCGACCTCGTAGTCGGCGTAGATACCACATGGCTTTGTCTATATCCTCTACACCGTTCTTGTACTCATGACGCCATAAATACTTTAGCACGTTAGCTGCATGAGGAGCTACACGAGGTGACATATTCTCTGTCATAGCTTCAATGGCTACAATACATTCGATACCTGACTGATTGTAGTGCTTGGGTTGCTCTACTGCATCATAGTCCTCATACTCATGTAGTTTAGGCATCTTAGGATGCTCTAATTGTTTCTCTAAGTTCCACTTAGCCATCAATCTTTCCTCTGCGTTTTAAGGGGTATCTTATTTGTTTTAGCTCTGGAGCCAGGCTCTGTCAACCAAACTTCTGGTATTACTCTGTGCGACCAAAGAAAACCATTCTTGTCACACCATTCAAAATACCGAGTCTTAGCACCTTTATAAAGCTTAGCTTTTGCGTTGCTGAATACGAAGCGAATATCTAGCTCTGGGTGTTGTAACTTGATTGCTAAATGTTTGCGTCGATCTTCATTGTCGAAGATACCTTTTGTCTCAACTATGATACCGTTGTCTAACTCAAAGTCAGGGGTATACTTTCGATAGCGTAGGTCTTCCCACTCAATCTTTAGCTGCTCATACTTAACAGCCTTCTGCCTTGGTGTTAAAAAAGCAGCAGCCTCCTTTTCGAGGCCACTGCGATAACGGCGAGAATTATGAGTTCTAGCTGTTGTTCTTTTACCCATCCGAATTAGATAACTCTTCAATACGACCTGCAAGGACACTGCTGGCAGCTTCAAGGGCTTTGAAGTTTAGCTCTGCACGTGACATCTCATCACGAGCTAAAAGAATTTGATTATACAATCCCATCTGATCCTCTGTGAAGTCGTCTGTGTTATAGTCGGTATCGTTAATAGTGAGTTTAGCCATTGTTATCTTCCTTTAGTGATATATAGTCGATTAGGGGTGGATTCTTGGCCTTAGAGTTAGGCGAAGGCAGTGTCTGTAGTGTAGGCCAGCACTTATGCTTAAAGGCACAGAAACCACACTCCACACCCAGCTTAAGGTTACCTGTCTTCTTGCGGTAGAATGTTTCTTCTATTGGCTCAAAGCAACGCTCAAAGGGTTCGTCGTTGTCGATGTAATCCGTTAGGTCTTCGATCTTTTCAAGTACTGCTTCTTTGTCTATGCCTTCTGCAGAAACATACTTAAACTCACCGTTAGCCTTGTTGACTACCCACCAACCACCAACCTCTTTACCTGCACCCTCTGCGTAGCCTACAAGCTGTGGGATGTACCCAAAGCTATCGCCTTCTGCTAAAGCATCAAAGGATGCAAACTTATTCTGGTATGACCAGGGTGAGGCAGACTTAACGTCATCTACCTTACCGTCCAACACCATGTCGTACTCGCCCTTAATCTCTTTACCGTTATTAAGTTTAAGAGTGACATAATCGTTGTCATCAAAGTCCACCTTTGCTGCCCTCATGATACCCTTGAATACAGCTTCAACGATATCGCCTAGGATCATGTTCATTAGGAAGTGTGGTGGAAAGGGTGTCTTACCCTCTGGCTCATTCTTATCGTACCATAGCTGACACTTGGGTCGGCCAATGTTAGACATACGTAAGCGGAATGCATCACGGGGACCGCTATCAAACTGCTTAAACAACGCTGCCTCTACATCGGAGGCGACCTTAGCAGCCACCTCCTTTGACATTGTAGACTCACCTGCCATAGCTTTCTGTAGGAACGTAAAGATAGCTAATTCTGCAGGGTGATTCATTAGGACGGCACCTCTTCAACATCAATAATAGAGCCAACCAGTTCCTTATCTTCGTCGCTCATACTGCTGTCAGAACGCTCATGGTACATGTCCATGATCTTAGCGTTGCTGTACTCAACGAAGCCTAAGAAATCCTTAAGCGTTTCATTGTCTGCGTCAGTTAGCTCAACCTTCTCGCCAACACTAGCAGTGCTGATACCATACACAGCACCTGTCGGGATGGAACCCTCTTCACCTGCCATATTTAAGGTAGACATAATAGGTAACAGGTTCTTACGTGACAGAAGAGTAAGTACACCATCAATGTTCTTGAGGCTGTCACGGTTCTTAACATCCATTACGAATGGCATATCAACAAACTGCATAGATGTAAGAGCATTACCTGCATCGTCTACAGGGTTGTCTACAGTGAGTAGACCCATAAACACCTTCACACGTTTCACCGTACGAATGATGTCTTTGGTTGCCTCTGGTAGTGAATTAAAGTCTTCGATGTAGCCGCCTGGACGACCTAAGTTAAATCCACCTACATTGTCCTGCATATCACCATTTAGATTGTTAGCCATTACAGACTTTTCCATCTCATTAGTAGATGCATTCCAGCGTTGCCACTGTTGGCGCTGGGCAAAGATGCGGATCGTAATGTTTTCTGCATAGAATACATCGTCACCGTGTGTGATCTTGTATGCCCCTACAGGTACAACATCTGTCTTAATCTTCTTACCTGCAACATCAATCTCACCCTTGATAGGGGTGCTTAGTACATTGACACGTGCAAGTGACGGGCCTTTTGGTTTAGTTGATGCTTCTTGGACACCCATTAGCTCTGCTAAGGATTGGCCTCGGTCTGCTGCTACTGCTAGTTCATTACTCATATAGTTCTCCATGAGATTTGTGTTAAGAGTCTGAGTTATACCGTCAAACGTCGTCTACGTCAAGCCAATTCGGGCCTATCTTTGATTCTAGTAAGAGCGGTACATTCATTACGACACCATAGGCTTTTTCTATGAGATCGTTTAGTCCTTCATTCATATCATCAATGATTTGTAATACTTCATCCTTCTCCTCTGGGTGTACATCTACAACAGTCGAGTCATGCACAGTATTAACTAAGCACGAGTGTAGGTGTGACAACCTCTCCTCTAGTTCAATAAGCACAACAGGAACAACGTCACCTGTAGCAAAGCCTTGCACAGGGTAGTTCTTAATCATTGTGAAGTGTGTAACACCGCCACGTTGGTTGCGCCGTACATCAGGGAAAGCATACTGTCGCCCTGACACATTAGTGATCTTATTAAAACGTACAGCTTCATCAGCTAGGTTCTTATGCCAGGCAGCAATACCTTTGTACTTCTCAATAAAGTGTATGTAGTAAGCCTCTTCTGCCTTTGATCTACCATATCCAGTAGCGCCGAAGAGGGGTGCGAACGTATGAGCCTTTCCTTCCTGGCGTGAAGTCTTCTGCCCTGCATCGCTGATAATCTTTGCAGTGTAGCTGTGTACGTCAAACCCTGTGTCGATCTCATGCATAGCTGTTTCATCTTGGGCCAAGAATGCTGCAGCACGAAACTCTAATTGGGCAAAGTCGGCCTCCAAAACGTGACCACCCTCCCACCGTGACACAAACACTCGCTTCACAGGGAATGTACCGCCACGTGGCATGTTCTGCATGTTAGGGTTACGACCAGAGAAACGACCTGTT